CCAACTAGCCGTCTAGACGGTGGGAAAGACCACAATATCACATGAGTCCAAGTAAGACTCGCAACTTTTTACGACGTCGTAGGTGTAAATATACCCTTAATTTTTAGATAATCATGGCTCATCAGAAGTCGGATTTGACTACCTCGCTTACACGCCAAGGTCAGTCAAACTCAACAGGTGACGCCCGTGCACTTTACCTTAAATTGTTTAGTGGAGAGATGTTTAAAGGCTTCCAACACGAGACAATTGCACGTGATATGGTAATGAAGAGAACTTTGAAGAACGGTAAGAGTCTTCAGTTCATCTATACAGGTAGAACAACTGCCGAGTACCATACTCCCGGAAACAGCATCTTAGGTAATAGTGATGGTGCACCTCCAGTCGCAGAGAAAACAATTACTGTTGACGACCTACTAATCTCCAGTGCATTCGTTTATGAACTAGACGAGACACTTGCACACTTCGAGCTTAGAGGAGAAATATCCAAGAAGATTGGATACGCATTAGCTGAGAAGTATGACAGACTCATCTTCAGAGCTATCACAAGAGGAGCTAGATCTGCTTCTCCAATCACAAAGTCTAACTTTGTAGAACCCGGTGGAACACAAATCAGAGTTGGTACAACAACTAATGATTCTGACGCTTACGTTGCAGGTAACCTAGTAACAGCATTTTATGATGCTGCTGCTGCCCTTGACGAGAAAGGCGTAAGTTCTCAAGGTAGATGTGCGGTTTTAAACCCACGTCAGTACTACGCACTTATAACCGATGTAGCATCTAACGGTCTTGTAAACAGAGACTCACAAGGTACTGCGTTACAAGGTGGTAGCGGTGTAGTAGAAATCGCTGGCATTAAGATATACAAGTCAATGAACATTCCTTTCCTTGGCAAGTATGGTACAGCGTTTGGTGGAACAACAGGTAAAACTTCTCCATCAAATATGGGATCTCATATTGGTCCTGCAATGGAAAACGCATCAGGTGCGTCTACTGGAATCAACAATGACTATGGTACTACTGCTGAAGTAGGAGCTAAGTCATGTGGTTTGATCTTCCAAAAGGAAGCTGCTGGTGTTGTAGAAGCAATAGGTCCTCAAGTCCAAGTGACTTCAGGGGATGTGTCTGTTGTATACCAAGGCGATGTCATATTAGGACGTCTAGCTATGGGGGCAGATTACTTAAATCCTGCTGCTGCAGTAGAATTATATGTTGGTGCTACAGCTCCTTCTGCATTCTAATTTATACATTTATACGGGACCTTCGGGTCCCTTTTTTTTTATCTATGACTACTCCAATAGCAACCGATACCGAACTATCCGCAGTTAATTCTATCTTGGGTAGCATAGGTCAATCACCTATCACCGTATTAGCTGGTAATCCAAACCCAGAAGTTACGTTTATAAAAAATATATTTGACGAATGTACTAAAGATGTACAAAACGAGGGCTGGCATTTTAACACTGAACATGGTGTACCAGTACAACCTGACAGTAATGGACAGATCGCAGTACCTGTAAATTATTTACGCTATGACCTAGCTGATGGTCAGGCAGATAGGCAGATGGATCTTGTAAAGAGAAACGGAAAATTATATGACAAGGTACATCACACTGATGTATTTACAGTAGAAAAATTAGAACTAGATATTGTTTACTTATTTGATTTTACAGATTTACCTTCTGTATTTCAGAGATATATTGTTGCCCTAGCTTCCTCACGAGCTGCAGCACAACTAATAACAAATCCACAGTTAGTTCAATTATTACAACAACAAGAAGCTCGTACCCGTGCTGCTGTTATGGATTACGAATGTGAACAAGGCGATCATTCATTCTTAGGCTGGCCACATGGTACAAGTTATAGATCTTACCAACCTTACAAAGCTTTAATTAGATAGATGTCAAGTGTTACTCAAACAATACCAACATTAACTGGTGGTTTATCTCAACAACCAGATGAACTAAAAGTACCGGGACAAGTTAATGTCGCAAACAATGTATTACCAGACGTAACACAGGGTTTACAGAAACGTCCCGGAGGAAAATTAATAGATTCATTAAGTGATGGTACTCTTAATTCCAATGCAAATGGAAAATGGTTTCATTATTACAGAGATGAAGCTGAACAATATATAGGTCAAATCTGGCGTAATGGTCAGATACGTATGTGGAGATGTTCTGATGGTCAAGATATGACTGTCACTCACGATGCAGGAACTCAAAGCTATCTTACACATACCGATGATGACCAGATACAAACTCTTACAGTTAACGATTTTACCTACATAACTAATAGAACTAAAACAGTTACTATGGCTCAAGGTAATGATCTTGAAGCTGTACGACCAGCAGAAGCATTTATTGAATTAAAACAAGTAGCTTACTCTAAACAGTATTCAGTTAATTTATTTAATAACGATACTACTCAATCTACATCTACAGCTACACGAATAGAAGTACAGCTATATAAGTCCAGTAATAATATGTGTCATTCTGACGGTTCTTTAAGATCATACGCTAACCGTCACACTGATGGTCATAGATGTACTGGTGCTGGTAGTACTGACAATATGACAAAGGATTCTTACTTACCAAATGTAGCTACACGTATATTTAGTGTGGGTAGTGGGACATCTTTATCTGATACAGACGTAGCTGGGACTACAAATAATTATAATGTCAGCGTTAACTATAATAATACTTCAGGAAAATCTAATTTATATTTTAGAATAAGAACTACAGGACAATCAATACCAGAAGGTAATAGTTCAGAACCTCAATATCATGGTAGATATACAACTACACATGACTTGTTATATGGAGGAGAAGGTTGGGTTACTGGAGATCAATTCTTTGTATGGATGAAAGGAGCTGAGTACAGAGTTACAGTTACAGAACATAGTACTACTCAGGAACAAGCTAATTTAGGATTAATCCGACCTACACCAACCCCTTTTGATACTGAAACAACCGTAACGGCTTCAGCTATTTTAGGTGATATACGTCAAGCTATCATAGATACAGGTAATTTTACTTCAGCTCAAGTTAAACAAATAGGTAATGGACTATATGTAACTAGAGGATCTAGCTTTAATATATCTACACCTGTAGGTGAACTACTTAATGTTTTAACTGACTCAGTACAGGATGTATCTGATCTACCTAATGTATGTAAACATGGGTACGTAGTTAAAGTAGCGAATAGTGAGAATGAAGAAGATGATTATTATGTAAAATTCTTTGGACATAATGATAAAGATGGTGAAGGAGTTTGGGAAGAATGTCTTAAGCCGGGAGTAGAAAAGAAGTTTACAGCTACAACTATGCCTTTACAGCTAGTAAGAAATGCAAACAGTACTTTTACTGTCAGTACAGTTTCTTGGGAAGAGGCACAAGTAGGTGATACAGCTATTGATGGTACTAACCCACAACCTAGTTTTGTCGGTAAGACTATTAACAAGATGATTTTCTATAGAAATAGATTAGTAATGCTTAGTGATGAGAATGTAATTATGTCTCGTCCCGGGAGCTTTTTTAATTTTTGGTCTAATACTGCTATTACTTTTTCAGCTAAAGATCCTATTGATTTATCTTGCAGTTCTACATATCCAGCTATTGTGTTTGATGGTATTCAAGTAAATGCTGGTTTAGTTTTATTTACTAAAAATCAACAGTTCATGTTGACTACAGATAGTGATGTATTAAGCCCACAGACAGCCAAGATAAATGCTATTGCTTCATATAATTTTAATCATAAAACTAATCCTATTAGCTTAGGTACAACTATTGCTTTTCTTGATAACGCTAATAAGTTTAGTCGTTTCTTTGAAATGGCTAGAGTGTTACGTGAGGGAGAGCCTGAAGTTGTTGAACAAAGTAAAGTAGTTAGTAATCTACTAGCTAAGGATTTAACTCTTGTAGCTAACAGTAGAGAAAACTCAGTTATATTTTTTGGTACTAAAGGTGGTACTAAAATACAAGGATTTAGATATTTTGCTAGTAGTGAAAAACGCTTACTACAAGCTTGGTTTGAATGGGAAATTGTAGGGGAAATTCAATATATGTGTATGTTAGATGATGCACTGTATGTGGTTTATAGAAATAATAGTAAAGATCAATTACTTAAATTTCCTATAAAACTAGATGATAGTGGTTTATTTGCTACAGATACAAAAGGAACTGCATCTACAGATGACGATGTTTTATATCGTGTTCACTTAGATAATGCTCAATCAATTACACCCTCTGTTACTTACAACTCTGCTACAAATATAAGTAGTTTTGCAAAGCCTACAGGATTTGAAAGAACAACTGATCTATGTGCTTTTGATGCTGACTATAGTAATAACTTTGGTAGATTTGCAGAAGCCACAGTCAATGGATCTAATGTTGAATTAAGTGGTGACTGGACAGGTGAAACATTTATCCTTGGATATCTATTTGATATGGATATACAGCTACCAACAATCTTTATTGGACAAAGACAAGGTGACAAGTTTAGAGCTAATACAAGAGCTTATTTAACCATACATAGATTAAAGTTAAACTTCACGGATCTAGGTTTATATAAAACAACTATACAAAGATTAGGTAAAGATGATTATTCTGAAACCTATGAAATGACTCCAGCTACACAAGTACTTGCTAACAGAGTGACTGCAGTACAAGAAGTAGAAAAGACTGTACCAATATATGAGCGTAATAAGAACGTAACTATAAATATAAGTTCAAGACATCCTTTACCGGCATCATTAATATCGCTGTCTTGGGAAGGAGATTACACAAATAGACTTTATCGAAGTGTCTAAATTTATTCACCCAATAACGGAAGAGGCTGCACTGGGTGTAGCTTCTAACCTTTTACCAGATGACTATAGAGAAGTGGTTGAGGGTCATGGACATGATCCTATGGAAGCAATACCACAA